TTGGCGACTTCCTCTTGCTTGAGGCCAGCCTTCTCGAGCACAACGCCAAGGTCGGCGGTGTCTGGGATCTCCTCGACCTTCGGCGCTGGCGTGGTGTCGATCTTGAGTGCGTCGGCGTCGGCTGGCGGCTTGGGGCCGCCCAGCTTCTTCTGGAGCTCGACGTAGCTCTTCTCAAGGTCTTCGACGGTCTTGTACTTGCCCGCGTAGACACGCTCGCCCGCCGGGGTCTCACCTGCTGGTGGAGTGGCGGGGGGCGTGACGGTTGGAGTTGCGGGCTGAACGATTGGAGTCTCTGCCATTTGTTCCTCTGTGATCAGGCTTGCGGGGAGAGAGCCGCCTGCGCGACGTTGCCGAGCACGTCGGTGGCCTTCTCGCCGATCATCATCGCCTGCTGCTGCCTCATCGCCTCTTGCTGCTCTTGCTGCATCTGCTCGCGCGTCTTGATGAGCCCGGGCTCCTGAATGCGGGAGAAGCGGGCCAATACGTCGGTGAGGACGCCCATGTCGATGCGACGGATCGCCTCTTCACCAAGCGATGCCACCACCTGCGCGTACTCAAGGATCGCGCCCGCGCGGCTGGATGCCTCGATGGCCGAGACGCCGGTCAGGATCGAGACTTCCACCGAACGCTCGGGGAGCTTGTTGATGAGCCGGTCGCGGACCATCTGGTACTCGAGCCGCTCGATGAGGGGGACCTGCTGGTAGTCGGCGATGCTGCTGTACGCGCCGCCGAGACCCTCTTCGAGTTCCTTGGCCACACGCGAGACCTGATAGGCCGTCACACGCTCGCCGCGGGGAGTCGTCTCGCCCTCGATGAGGAACGCACGGCCAAGGTCGCGGCGGATGGCCTCCATCGTCTGATAGCAGACGTTGAAGTCGCTGAGCTTCTCGGTCTTGAGGTAGGCCACGTCCTGAACCTGCCCACCCTGCACGCGGCCGAACATGATCTTTCCGCTGGGGCCGGCGAGGTCCTGGTCGCGGACCTGCGAGCCATAGTCCTTGATGACCTTGAAGTCGCTGCACGCATGGGCGTAGTCGAGGAGCCGCTCGCGGAGATTGTCGAAGCTCTGGAGGTCGGCGAGCAACTCTTCGATCTTGCCGCGGCCGTAGTTCTCGCCGGAAACCAGCTTGTAAGGCGTGGCAAAGTAGGGCGAAACCTTCTCTTCGCTCTCGATGATCTCTTTGTTGTTGACCTCTTGCCGGATCACCCACGCCTTCTTGAACGGGGACCACTCCACAACGGTGTAGAGGTCCTTCATCCGCTCGGCAACGGCAGTGCTGGCCTTGGCCACGCTCTCGAGATTCGCCTTGGCGATGGCCTCCGGGGGGAGGGTCGCGACGTCGATCTTCTCGCGGATGCAATGGTGAAGCACGTCGCCGCACGAGTCGCGGAGCGTCGTGTACTGATCGGGGCGGAAGACCTTGATGCGGTAGGAGTCGGTAAGCTGCTCGAGCACGTCGCCGCATCCAAAGATGTAGGAGAGTGCGAGCCGCTTGCGACTCTTGAATCCTGACTTGCGACGGGGGGCGTTGTCGATGGCGCCGCGGTCCTTGGACTGCTGGGCCGACTCCAGCGTCGCGAGCATCGTGAGCTCGCGCATGAAGAGCTGCTGCTCGACTTGCTGGAGCATCGCCGGATTCATCGCGGGCGAGTGGCGGATGTGAGCCGCGGGAAGGTAGCGGAACCACGGACCACCCCACAACGCCGCGAGGCTCTTGCCCTCAAGGTTCGACAACCCGTAGGAGCCGAGCGACTGGAAGCTTGTGGGGAGCGTCTGGTCGGGCGTCTGACCCTCGAAGGGGATCAGCGTTGGATCGGTGAGTGCCGCGCATTGGCGCATCCGGTCAAGAATGGCGGTGCGCTGGCCGTGCTCCCTGTGCCAGAGCGTCTTGATCGTGCCGTCGGTGTTTGCCATTGTGTGTTACTGGATCGAAAGACCCGTGGATGGCTTCTGTGCCGACGGCTCGATGAAGAGGGACTGACGCCCGCCACGCTCGCGGTTGAGCCGCTGGCGGAAAGCGATGGCTCGCTGGAGCTCCTCATCGTTCATGCTGGGGTCAACTGGCTCGGGTGGAGCAAGCGGAGCGGCCGGCGCACTTGGTGAGAACATGGCTACTCCTCTGGCTGGGGGTCTTCGTTGAGATTGAGGGACGCGACCGCCGCAAGGGCGATCTCCTGCTGGCCGACTCGCTTGGCAAGCTCGAGGCGAGACTCCTCGGTGTGGAAGTCCGTCACGCTCACGGCGACGTCGCCATAGACAGACACGAGCCACGCAGCGATTCGGGCCATGTGCTCGCGCGGGATGCCGATCTCGCTCATGGCCTTGGGGTTCTTCTTGAACGCCGCGACCGTCGCGCGAAACTTCTCAGAGTTCATGCTGCGGATGTCCTTGGCTGCGGAGCCAGTCGTAGAGGTGGTCGGGTGTGACCACCCACCGGGGAACCGCATGGCCCGCCTCATCCAGCACGCCCGCCACACGCGTCACACAGTCACGGCTGTAGACACGCCCGCGTGTGAGCCACCGGAGAAACGCCCGGATGGGGGTCTTGGGGCGGGGGTCCCTGTTTAGGAGAGGGGGGGGCTTATGGCAAACTTGCCATAAGCCTGTCGGTTGTTCGTAAGTCTTTGTTAGGCATGGCACCTCGATCATCCACGCGAGGGCGTTGTGGGCCTTGACGTAGGTGATCTCAGGGTAGAGCGTGTCGCCGCGAAGGACGCTCGGGTCGAGCACGACGCCGCGAGAAGCGACCGAAACGTGATCGAGCTCGCACCGTGTGACGCTGCGCTGCACCCACCACAAAACCATGGCCCAAGCCGTCCGTGGCCTTGGGCCATGACTGAGAGGGCAAGTGAAGTAGACCCTGACCACGGGACGCTTTCGGCGGGGCTGTCCGAAACAAGGCCTGCTGGTGTTCCGGTGGTGCGGCATCTTCTCGCCGTACCGCGTCACGATCACGAGATGCAGTAGGGGGCATGCAGCACGTCGCGAAGGTCAAAGTCGCCCTGCTCGGGTGGATCGGGGAACTCCATCTCGGGGTGCGTGGCTCGCCAGCCGGCCAGGATCTCGTGGAGGATGGGGCGGTCGTGAAGCTCCATGAAGGTGCGGCGGTAGATCGACCCGATGTCGTCGCCGTGGTTGAGGTGGACCATGAAACAATCGTGCACTGCGGCCATGTCGATGGCTTGCTTCCTGCACGCCTTGGCGATGGCGAACATATGGGAGCTGTCGATGCTGTGCACAATGTTGGGGGCCGACGAGTTGATCTGGCGTCGCACGTCGATGGGGACGTCGTCGTCGTCGGCCGCCAGCGTGAGCGAGCCGAGCACGGTGACGATGCGGATGTTCCGCCAGCGTCGTGCGTCCTGCACCACTGGAAGGCCCATGGGGGAGGTCCATGAAACTTCGTGGCCCGCGAGGGCGATGAGTCGTGCACACCGCCTGATCCAATCCATGATCTGAGTCGCCGCGCGGCAGACGCCCGCGAGTGCACGCTCCACCACCATGGCGAGATAGGACGAAGCGAACGAGAGCTCCTCCTTTGGGTAGCCCGCGTCGGTGAGTTGGCCGCCGATCTGGACGCGGGCGCCCGAGCGGGTGACGCCGTACACGCTCGTCATGACGGGCTGCTTGACCACCTTGCGGGTGAGGTAGGGGAGGAGCGTGGTGGCGATCTGCTGGATGGTGCGGGTGACGGTGCCTTCCCTTCGCTTCAAAACGATCTCCCCCTCGCCGTTGATCGTGTCGGCCCGCACGATGGCCGTCGCGATGGTGAGCACGTCGGAGTAGAGGTCTGCGGGCTTGCCGAGCTCGTTCCTGATGAGGTTGGTGGCGCGGGCCCCGTCGCGGTCGCGGCCGAGCGCGGCGTAGTGCTGGAGGCCGTTGCAGGTGGCGTCCTGCTGCAAGGGGAGATGGGCCGCGGCGTCGGGGAACCTCATGGCCATGCAGGCCGCGAGGAACTGCCACGGCTTCTCGGCCTCGCGCCAGAATGTCGTGCCCACCGGATCCTTGGCCGAGTCGAGCATCTCGCGGGCCTTGGTCTCGATGAACTGGACGCGGCCGTCGAAGCCCTGCTTGTCGATGCCGTGGCCCCAACAGTTGGCCGCGTGCACGCTGAGCCACCGCCGGCCACGCTCGTCAACGCCCTTGCCGTCTGCGAACTTGAGGAGGCCGCGGCAAAGGTCGTTGCCCTGATGGTGGAGGTAGACGGGGATGGGGTAGGCACGGCCGCGGAAGTCGAGCTGATGGGGGAAGTAGATCGCCGCGTCGTTCTCGAACTCGGTGGCGATGGCCATCTGCGAGCGATACTCATCGCGGCGTGCCGCGCGGGCGAGGTTGGTGCGGCGGACCTCGACGGCCTCGCGCCGCCACTTCTTCTCGCTCTCCTCATCCTCGAAGATGTCGGGGCGTGGCGGCTTCTCGACGTTGCCCGCGAGGGGGCAATAGCCCACGCCGCCACCCTGCTCGTAGACCGCCTCAATCGCCGCCTTCATCCGCGTGTCGATGGCCATGGGTGTTTGGCCAAGGGCCGACAGACCATCGAAGATGCCGGTGAGGTCGGCCGCGCGGTAGGCTCGCTTCTGGCTGCGGCTGGGGCCGCTCACGAGTGGCGTTCTGATCTTGACGTAGCCGCCGCTCACCACCTTCTCGCCCTGCTGGTTCTCGGCGTAGACCCACGGGTACGGGGGGACCACCATGGGGCGGTAGCGAGGCCGCATGTGTTGCCGCTCTGAGTGGCCCTGGTCGATCACGTCGATCATCGCGGGGTCGGGGATGATGAACGCGGCACCCTTCTTGCCTTCGATCCGCTTGCGACGGTGGTGAAAGCAGAGAATCCACTTCCCGTCGGTGCTGGGGAGTAGGCAGTTCTCGATGGCCATCCAGACCATGCGGACGCCGATGGCTGCACACACCCTGCGGTAGTCGGGGACGTTCTGGGCGCCGTGTTTGCGGGCCCAGTGCGTGACGATCTTGGGGGTGGGAGCCTCGTAGGCCATGATCAGGCCGTCGTAGACCTCGCGGTTGTCGGTCCTCATGCTGGCCATGTCATGCTCGGCGAGGACGGCCCTGCCGATGTCGTAGGCCAGCGTGTGGAGCTTCACGCCGCCGATGGGATCCTGCATGCACTGGCTCATCATCTCCTGCATCGCGACCGCGGCGGTGATGTCGGCGTCCACCTTGAGAAAGACCTCGGCGTAGATGTGCGCGGTGGGGAGCTTCTTGCCGCGTGCGAGGTCTCGCTTCTCCTTGGTTACGGCCGCACGCATGGCGTCGAACCAGTAGCCAAGGATCCGCTCGGCGGGCTTGAGCATGGCGCCTTGGCCGTCGTGCACGGCCTTCTGCGCAAGGTGGTGGTAGCGGGTGATGCCGAGCCGGATCGAAGAGTCCTCGATCTCGAGTTGGCGACTCAAGTTGGATGGGCCTGCGAGAAGGGGCTCGGTGAGGACCGCTCGGTGGGGGTTGGGGGTGGTTCTCATGGCTTGAGTTCCTTCTGTGCGTCGGCGAAGGCGAGGATGTCGGTGAGCTTCCAGCGGAGCGTGCGGCCGCAACGGAACCCGCGGAGCCTGCCTCCGTCGTGGTAGGCACGAAGGCACCGCCCGGTGATGCTGAGCATGACACACACCTCATCTTCGGTCATAATCGCCGGTGCCGGGCGAGGCGGCGTGGTGGGGAGCCACACGAGCGCGACGACGATCACGTCTTGCGACGGGGCGGTGGGGGTGGGGGCGGGCTCTGTTCCAAAGAGGTCGTCGGGCATGGTTCGTCCTTGAGTGGGGTGGCTTGGATCTTCATGTCGCGCCAGTCGTTGCGGTGGGTCGCGAGGAACCAGAACAGAGTGCGTTTGCCGAGTTCGTCGAGCACGACGGTCTTGTCGATGCCAAGGTGGTTGATGAGGTCCATTTCCTTGCACCAAAACCCTTCGGCCTCTCGCTGCTTGGCCTTGGAGACTTCTATGGCGATGGCGATGACCATCGCGTCGGCGTAGAGGCGGGAGGCGCAGAGGTCCGCGACAAGGGCGTGGGGATCTTCCTGATTGGCTGTGGCGGCGGCAAAGGCGTGGGAGAGGACGTAGGCGATGGGGTCCGAGCGGACGGATTCGTGCATGGGATCTCGTCCATGAGTTCTTCGGGCCTGACGTAGATGACGCTGCCTCTGATGCCGTTGTTGTCGATGGCGGTGCACACGGCGACCTTGCTCATGCTGGCCATAGGCTCGAGCATCGTCTCGACTCTGACAAGGATGTACGCGAGTCTGGTCATGTCGCCCTCGCAGTCTTGAACCGCTCACGGAAGAGGATGTTCATCGCCTCGCCCGTGGTCATGTTGCCTTCGTATCCGAGTGCCTTGAGCTGCTTGGCCTGCTTGAATCCCACGCGACCACTCTCGCGGCGGTTGAAGATTTCGTCGATGATCGCTGCTGCCTGCCGCCGTGTCATGGTGTCGGTGACGGCGATGCCGTTGCCTTCAAGGATCTCACGCTGCCGCGGCGAGAGTGGATGGCCCACGTCCCACCCACGCTGCACCGGGGGTGCGATGTCGAGCACGTCGAAAGGATCCAGGCTCTCCACGGCGTACTTGACCTTGGCGGTGATGGCGCGTCGCCGCTCCTCTTCGAGGAGCTTCTTGGCATGGTCCTCGGCCTTGATCGCAGCTTCAGCTTCCTGCAGAGCCTCACCAACGTCGCCACCTTCTTCGAGCACTCGCTCGTTGGCTCGCTCCACCGCGCGGGGGTCGTAGTTGCCACCGAGCACGTCGGTGGCGTGCACGAGCTTGTGACGGCCTGCGTTGCCGACGAAGTCGATAATCTCAACCTTGCTCTTCTTGCTGCGTGCGATGGCGTCGCGGCGATGCTCAGGGCTGTCGAGCATGAGGCCATCAACAGTACCGGGAAGGGGGCGGGTGCCGCGGCCGATCATCTGTGCGAAGAGGGCGCGGCTGGTTGTGGGGCGCGTGATGGCCACGCACTCGATGCCGGGCTCATCGAATCCTTCGGTGAGGACGCCGACGTTCACGAGAAACTGGAACCGACCATCCTTGTAGTCGCGAAGGATCTGACGCCGTTCGTCCTTTGGCGTGTCCATGGAGACGCGGCGGGCCGACTCGGGTGTGTAGCGATTGAGGATCTCGGTCATGCGTTCGGCGATCTTGAAGTCCTGACCCTTCACACTTCCTGGCGTGGCGAAGACGATGGTGCGGCGTCCCTTGGCGAGCTCGACGATGGGGGCAGCCATCTCGTGGATGATGCGCTCGCCACTCTGCACGCGGGCGATGTCGGCTTGGTTGAGGTCGCCGGCGGTGACGCGGACCTGCGAGTAGTCCAGCGAGGCGATGGCCACCGAGGTCTGGTGGATGGGCACGAGCCATCCGTCGGTGATGGCGTCGCTGAGTTCGTAGCAGAACGCGACCGAGTCGAAGATTTGGCCGAGTGCGGCCTCGTCTGCGCGGTCGGGGGTGGCGGTGACGCCAAGGATCTTGGAGCCCTTGTAGTGCTCGATGACGCGGCGGTATGAGTCGGCGGTGGCATGGTGGGCCTCGTCAATGATCACGAGCCCGAAGTCGTGGGGGTTGAACCGCTGCATGCGTGGCGGGTTGCCGGCGGTCTGCGTCTGGATGGAAGAGACGACGACGCGCGAGCGGGTCCACATTCCAGAGTCCGCACGGCGGTCGGCCATCTCGATATCAGGTTCTTCGCCCGTGACAGACTTGATCTTCTCAGCGGCCTGAGTGATGAGTTCCTCGCGGTGGGCGAGGACCATGATGCGGCCACGCTTCCATCGCTCGATGATGGAGGCGAACACCACAGTCTTGCCGCAACCGGTGGGCATGACGATGAGGGTGGAGTCGTTCTCTTCGAGCGATTCGATGGCCGAGTTGACGGCGCGAGTTTGGTAGTCTCTGAGGTTCATTCGCGGGCCATCCTCTCTTCTGCTTCTTCCACCATCTGCCGGCCGATGTCGCGGGTGACTTGCGGGCCATAGTGATCAAGGCACGCTCGCGTAACGGTGTCGAGCTCGTGAAACTGATCTGAGCCAGTGCTTCGCGTCGTCACAGATTCGAGGCCGTTGCGGACGGTCTTGATGGTGACGGTGCACGAGTAGGTGTCGTTCACTGGTCTAACCCTGCCTTCCTACGGGCTTCGTCATGAGAGTTGTGAACGTCCGTGAGTGGCTCGCCGTAGTAAGCTCGCCCAATCCTGCACTCCTCCCACGCCAGCGGGTAAAGCTCCGCGAGGGGCCGGAGCCGGGCGAGTTCGGCTTCCAGTTCGGCGATGCGGCCGAGGCTGTTTACGCCTGCGGCGATCTGGTTGGCAACGTCCTCATCTAGTTCGTCGCAAATTGTTTCTTGGCTCTCATGCCCGTCGTGGAACGTCAGGCACCGGACGACCGACGCTGGAATGCCGCCAGCCGTGCCGCACTCTTCCTCGGCAAGCGGTCCAACCACGTACCAAATCTCTGACTTGATGGTGCTGTTCTTCATGGCGTCTCCCCGCTTTCGATGCGGTCCCGAATCTTTCCAAGGGCCAGAAGGATGGACCCGAACGTGTGCTTTCTTCCCGACTGCTTTGCGTTGTCGTACTGCAATCCGGTGATGTCGTAGTCCCGCTTGATGATCTTCAAGCACCTCTCCCGCTCGGCCTGGACTGCGGCCAGCGGGTCCGGCCATCGCTCTTCAACAAACGCACACTTCTCGGCATCTGTCATGGGCGGCATACCGGCTTCAGCCCGGCGGTTGATTTCGCGGATCAAATCCGCTCTGACACTGCTGTATGTGTTCATGGCGTCTCCTTCCCTCCCATCGCCTCCCTAAGCAGGCCCAGGTACACCTCATCGACTGCCCCGGCCTGCACCGCGTCACGCACGAGCGAGACGAACCGGGCTGGGTTGGGGACTCCGGCGAGGGCGTTGGCAATCGCGGTGCGAAGTTGGGCGTTTTCCTGCCGGAGCCGATCAAGTTCAATGTTGTCCTTGATGCCCTGTTCTCCGTTCTCTCTCGCCTGTGCCACAAACGCGGCTGGGTCGGGGATGTCCTTCATGGCTTGGACACACCGAAGCGAACGGGTCGCGTTTGCGCAGGACTCGTGCGATCCGATGCCGACGGGAAAGTAACGAGCGATGACGTACCGCCCGTTTGTGATTGTCTCGGGCGAGTGTTCCTTGATGGTCCACTCTTCCTCCGGCGTGTGCCCCGGCGCGGCGTTGGGTTGGTTGGTCATGGGCGGGCCTCCTCATCGTCGTCCTCTTCGCGCATCGCGTAGACCTGAGCGGAGACCGACACCGCGCCGTCTACGTGCTCTGCTTTGGACTCAATCACGCTACACACCTCGTCTGCAATGGAACGGGCCTCGTCTCGGTCGTCTGTGTTAGTTTCCACAAACACCGTGATCTGTGCGACGTACTTCATGGGCGGGCCTCCTGAGAAGCCTTGCACGCGGCGGCGAGGGCTTGGATGAGGGTGGGTTGGGGCGAGATTGTTTGCGACGGAGCAAAAGGATTGAACGTCCAGTACTCACCCGCCGGGCTCTTGATGGGGTATGTGTTGTGGTCCAGCAACCACGCCACCATCGACCCGACGAAGGCGGCTTCAAGCAGAACCATTCTGGCCTCGACATGGCCGGACGGATCTTCTTCGGTTCCGCCCCAAAACCACCACTCAACATCGTGTGGCCCGTCTTCCTCAAGTCTGTAGTGGTAAGTCACGCCGTTGGTCTTGGGCCACGCTGCCCGGTCCACGTCCTTGACGATCTCGTACAGTTCTTGTGCTGTCACTTGCCTACCTCCTCCCCGCCGACGCGGGTGATGGTGAGTTCTACTCTCGGGTTGGCCTTGTCCTTATCAAACCGGATCGGGTTGTGTGCTAGGTTCCGGTCGTTCGCCAGCACGCCAGCATCGGCCAGCCCGTCGAAGTAGGGTTTGAGCATGGCCAGCGCGTTGTCCGGGTCGGGATGCGTTGCTGTCTTTGCATACCAGACCACGGTGGAGATGGCGTTGGTCCAGTTGGTCACGCCCAGTTCTGAGTCGATCTGTGCGTACCAGCGGGCACACCGACGCGCCGCCTTGACCTTCTTCGCCTTCGTCGCCCAGTGCGTGCGTGCGTTGGGGCTGAGCGAGCGGTGCGGGATCGGGATGGTGATGGTGATTGAGTTCACTTGGCTTCCTCCGCCTCCCACGCGAGCTTGGCCAGGCGGGCGCGGGCCAGAATCTCAGACTCGCTGCTGCTGACGTACGGATACAGCGGCGTGTCGCTTCCTTCGTACCGGTATTCGGTCATGCCATGCGGTCTTGCGTCTGCCCACCAGTGGTACGGCGGAGTGCAATACTGGCCAACGGTGATGTGGTAGCCCGGCGGCATCAACCCCGCGATGGCGTCGAGCGTGGCGGGGACGGGGTGGCAGCCCGGATTGCCTTGTGAGTACGGTTCACCAGACAGGAACGAGCCTCGGTGCCACACCACAGGCCCAACGCTTGTCTGGAACGGCTCCCACCCCAGCCGCTTCGCATGCGCGTCGCGTAGTTCGTCGAGGTTCATGGTCATGTCAGTAGCTCCAGTACCGCACACGCCACCGGCACAACGGCCAGCGACATGGCGGCGAATGTCAGGGTCAGGTACTCGCGGGTGCGGCGGGTCACTTCTTGGTCCTCCCGTTGCTTGGCGTCAGTGCGCACACGAACGCACAGACCACCGCCGCACCGCCAAACATCACAACGATCAGGCCGAGCACTTCCTGTAGGTTCATGGCTTGGCCTCGCGGATGGCGGCTATCAGGTCGTCACACACGAACGCCTCGTGACGGACTGCGCCGGTAAACGATGCTTTACGGTGCGTCTGAATCACCTCAACACACCTCTCCCGCTCCGCCTTGACCGCCTTCCGCACCGCTGCCGCGATCCTCCGCTTTACCCGCTTCTCGTCGGCGCTGTCCTCGATGAGATAGCCCATCGCGTGCTCGCCCTTGTGTCCCTTGGGCTTGATGCACTGCTCCGCCTCGAACCCTCGCAACCCGCAACGCTTGCTCTTCACGCCTTGCACTCCATGTGTTGCCTCTCCGCAATCTCCTCAGCCGCACGCACCGACGCGGCACGGTCGATCAGGTCGTTCGTCGCTCGCTTCCACGCCGCGAACCACTCGCGCGTAGTCAGGCGGCCTTGGCCCTGCACCGTGATCGGCCCCAATATCTCCACCACCCCGCTCCTTGAACGCACGTGCGCTTTGACCACCATCTCGTCGGCATCCGTGTCGTCGCTGACCACCTCGATGGCAACCCGCCCGTGGGCTGGCGTGGGGAGAATGCCGCGCCGCTCAAGGACTAGGCGGATCGGGGCGGCGATGGGGTGGTCAGGATCTGGTGTCACGTTGCACCCCGCTGGTCCGCCATTGCTTCCGCGACCCCCTGGTACGTCTTGCTTCGGATCTTCCAACGATCAGGACCGGGCGGGCACTTGTGAACCTTGGCGGCCCGGCCCTCGACGATGTTGGTCGGTACCAGCTTCGGCAAGCCCCGCAACCAGAGGCACGTTGCCTTCGTCTCGCCGTGCCCGAACTGCCAGGGCTGGATGATCTGGTCCGGCTTCCTGATCCGGCTGGAGATGATCGAGACGGGGTTCTCCAACGCCAGCCGCGGCACTGGCAGGGCCATGATCCACCGCACGAACTCCAACGCCTCGGCCTGCTGGGGCTGCTTGTCCTTGAACCACCGCGAGCCGGAGACGGCAAGGTGCGTGCATGGCGGATGGGCAATGATCAGGTCGTAACTGCTCCAGTCATGCTCGCGCAGGTCGCCTTGGATGTGCGGGCCTGGTGCCTCGGTTGGCAACAGGTCGCATGAGATGGCGTCGTGGCCGCGACGGATAAAGCTGTCGCGTACGGTGCCGCTGAACTCGCAGAGGACGGCTACCTTCATGGCTGCCTCCAATCCGGCGGCGGGGTCGTGCAGGCAGCGAGGGCGGCGATGTGTCTCATCCCTGCCTCGCCTTTTGTTCTTTCGTCACCCACCCCATGCCCTGGCACGCTGCACACTTCTCGTTCGCACCCTTGCACTCGCACCGCGCGTGTGGCGCCGCGTGCCTGATCGACGTCGCCGCGTTCTCAAGGTGGGCCTCGATGTGCTGGATGCGAAGCTCGCGTCCGATGGCCTGCGTTGCGATGGCCTGCACCTGGTGCTTGATCTCGTGGATCGAGCGAGCGATCTCGTTGAACTCGTCGGCTCGGTCGATGGCCTCGCTGATCTCGTCACGCTCACGCTTCTTGACTGGCGGCGGCGGGAGCTTGAGCCTTGCCGATGTGACGCTGATCTCGCCGGCCACAACCTGATCCAAGAGTTTCGGATCTTCACGCTCAACTCGAATGGCGTCCTGCACCATGCGGGCCGACGCGCCTGTCGCCTTCGCTGCCTTCTCGCGTGCTGGGCCCGCGTCGTCCATGTCGGCGTCGGCGGCGTGGTGCTTTCGCTTCGCTGCCTCAGCCTCGAACATCGGCATCAACCTCGCCGCGGCTGCCGCGCGCTGTGAGGGGGTGAGGTGGCGACGGTGGACGTTCTTGTCGATGACGAAGTCGATCAGCGAACCCTCACCATCCCACTCGACGGTCGGGCACTCGATGCCAAGCTCCTCGCACGCACGCCATCGGTGCCTGCCGTCGATGATGCGGCCCTCAAAGGTCACGACGGGCTCACGCACGCCGTAGCGTTTGATCGAGTCGCGAAGGTGCGCGTAGTCGTCGTCGTCCATCGCTGGAAAGGCGGTGGAAAGTGGGTCGATTTGCATTCGATTCTCCGGTGTTGAAACCCCCCGCCCGCTGGTGTGTCGGGCGAGGAGCGAAAGGAGGTGGCCGGCGTTACGTCGCCACGCACGGCTGGGCTTAGCAAGACGCTGAATCCCTTGCGCGACCTGCTCAGTCCCGCGAGGGTGCGGCTAGTCTTAGAAACCCCGCCGCGTCGGGTTCACGAGCACGGCGGAGTAGAGTGAGACTTCAAACCCCGCCGCGGCTGTTACACCGCGACGGAGGGAGGAGAGAGAGATCAGAAGGGGATGTCTGAGCCCGCGAGGTCGTACACCTTGCCGTACTCGGCCTCGGTGAACTCCTCCTCAGACTTCTTGGAGAGGGTGGAGATGGCGATGATCGCCTTGTCCCACATACTCGCCGCGTCGCGCGGGTAAGCGGTGTTGAAGTGAGCCCATGCGGTGTTGCGGTCGCGTGGCTCGCTCACCTTCTTCGCTGGCGGGGCTGGCGGTGCCTTTGCCGGTGCCGCTGGCGGCGTTGCTGCCTTCGCCGGCGTCGCGACGGGCGGCGGTCCGCCCGCACGCTCGGCGAGCGCCTTGAACCGCTGGCTCATGGCCGCGAGCTTGACGGGGTCGGGCTTGCTCTCGCTGCCCGCCAGGTTCCACTGAGGCTGCATCTTCTCCTTGTAGAGCTCGTGCTTGAGGCTCAAGGTGAAGGGGCCCGTGGCGGTGAACTGGGGCGAGTCGAAGTCGCCGTTGAAGCCCAGGCTGTCGAGCTGGCGACGCGAACGCTCAAAGGCCTTCTCGCTGAGCCACATCGTGACGGGCACTTCGTTCCCATCGACGCTGAACACCACCTCGAGGCCGACGTTGCCGGTCTGGGCGCTGCGTGGCGAGCCTCTGAGGATTGATTGAGCTTCGTAGTCGCCCGCTGGCCAGTCGTGTCCGATTCGCATTACTTGATCTCCTTGCACTTTGTGATCTGATCCCACACCACCGACCACATGGCCGCTGGGTCGTCTGGAAGGCTGAACTCTGGAGCCATGCCGCGATACCGGCCGCCCGCGAGCATGGCGTCGCGCGACTGCGTGTAGATGACGCGGGTTGTGCCGCCGATGCCCTTGCCCTTGTCCTTGGCGATGTTGCCGGTGCTCTTGACGGTGTCCACCATCGAATAGAACTTGCCGAAGAGGATGGCGTCGGCCCATCGTGCTGTTGGATTGAGGACCTTCTGATGCACGTCGGGCTGGTAGCGGTCGAACGCGGCGCCGTCGGGCGGGCTCATCGTCTTCACCGTGGCGTGGCCAATGATGATGATGATGAGGCCTTGGCTGTTGAGCCTGTCGAGTTTGTCGAGCATCGCGAGCCACTCGGTTGAGACCATCTCATTGCCGCGTTGGAAGCCCGCGAATCCGTTCTCACCCCAGTCGCCACCGAACCTCGTGCTGCACACATACTGCCTGCACAGTGCCTCAAAGCCGCCGATGGCGTCAAGGATCACGGTCTTGCGGCCCTGCGTGTCGGCGGCGAGGTCCTCGAGGTAGCCCATAAGCTCTGGCCACGCATCGACCTGGATCGCTGGAATCGCCGGGATCGAGCCGGCACTGAGGAGTGTCATGTAGCCCGTCTCGCCCTTGGCCATGAAGATGACGGGGTCAGGCGCGTGGGCCGCCATCGTCGTCTTGCCGAACTTCTCCGTCGCGTACAGAAAGATGCGAGGGATCAGGGGCGGTGGCTGAGCGGGCGAGAGCGTCCCGAGCCGCTTGGAGGTAGTCGGGCGCGGCGGGCTCGCTGGTCCTACGGGGATCTTGCGTGGTGGCGGTGCTTGTGACACTTCTGAGCCTTTCTACTTCGCGGTCTACTTCGATCATCGAGAGAGCTTTGAGGTTGAGGTCGTGCATGTGAGTCAGGACCAACTCACGCTCGGGTACGGCGTGCTTGCGTCTCATCTCTGTCATGCTGAGGCCCACGTCGTAGTCGATACGCATTCGCAGAGCTCGCTCACAGAGGGCGGCGGTGGAGGGCGTCAAGGCTTGATCTCCACGACGTAGTCGCCCTGGCCGAGCCGCACGAGCGGCGCGGCGTGCGGGTCGATGCAGTCCTCGGCGGCGAGGATGTCGGTCGCGGCCTCGATGTGGCCGGCGTTGCGGTTGAACTTGCTGGGCACGCTGGTTGGGCTGATTCGCTGGCCGATCAGTCGACCGAGCCTCACCTCGCGGCACGCTGGGCAGTTGTGCCCGCGATCACTGCCGATGCCGATGCGACGTCCCCAACGCTTGATCGTGTTCGTGAGCATCCGAATCTCCTTTGTGTTACTTGATCCCGACGGCGTACTCGCGGCCCTTGTCGGTGATGACGTATCTGGCGTATCCATCCCTCTGAAGCAAGCCCTCCTCCACCATCGCGTTGCACAGATTGGCGGGCTTGCCCTTGTTGTTGCCGTACTGGTCGTTGCTCTCAACGCTGCCGTAGACGTGGGCCCTCTCAAGTACGGCGCGCTTGGTCCATTCCATGGTCGTGTGTGGCCAGGGCATGTGAGTCCTCTCTGAGTCGAATCCGGTTCTGGTCGTTGGTCTCGACGAGGCCGTAGCGAGTGAGGTCGGCGAGCACTCGGTGGATGTGGCAGATGTCTCTGCTGCACCCGCGATTGCCCCACCCGCACCGACGCGCCACCGTGGTTGGCGTGGCGTACTCGTTGGTGATGGCTCCGAGCACTCGCGTCTGGAGTTCGGTGAGCTTGCGGCTCACGTGCCGGCCTTCTTTGGGGTCGCGACGATCTGGGCCTGCTGGTCGGTGGTGAGCTGGTCCCATCCATCGAGGAGCACGTCTAGAACCTCAACGAGTGGCATGGCTCTGTGGGCACTGGCGATCTTCTTGATCCGCTTGAATGTCCTCTCGCGGATACGCATGGTCCGCTGCGTCGTGCGTCCTTGTGTGGTGTTCATGTAGAGTAATGTATCGTACACTTGCTTGCAGTCAATGACCCAAGGGTGTCATTTTGTGGCACTATTTCCTAAGTGGTTGCAGCATGGTAGGATGTGTGCTTGTAGATTTATGTCTACAGTTGTGAGCCATGCTCGTACCAAAGCAAGGGGGGCTTATGGCAACCTTGCCATATGCCCCCGTAGAACGCTCAGAACCGCGTTTTTGGTCTGTATGTATGGTGTTCACTAACTTGTGGAGACAGTTTCGCGAGCACGAAGCCGAGCCAGCTCGGCCTGCAGCTCGGCGATGGTCTGGTCCTGAGTCTTGCCGCTGGTCACGCGCGAGACCGATGCCTCGCTCGGCCGGTGGTAGTGCTCGGCCGCCACCTGTGCCGAGTGGCCCATCCACTTGCAAACGTCCATCGCTGGGTAGTCTCGCATCCACTCCGACTCGCAGCACTTGCGAAGGGTGTGGAAGGGCTTGGCGTAGGCGCCTACGCCCGCACGGATGGCTAGCCGCTCGGCGTCCCTGTCAAGGTTGCCGATTCCGGGCATCTCGGCACACGGCCCGCGGCTCCCGTCCTCCGCTTCGTCGTGGGCGGCCTGTAGGACCGTCAGGAGCGACGGGCGGATCGGAACGGCTCGTGGTGGCCCTTGCTTCGTCCCCACAGTCCTAGAGCCATGGCGCAGCTCTGGGACCACGCGGATGGTCTTCCCAACGAAGTCAACGTCACCCCACGCCAGCCGCAAGGCCTCCCCTCTGCGAAGGCCGGCCCATCGGCACAGCGCGATCAGGCATCGCCACTGTGCGGTGGGTGCGTGCTCGAGCATCTTCTCGGCGTCGGCGTGCGTGACTTCCCTCCAGTCGTGCGCGACCTTCGGCGCCGTGCCGCTGATGCGGTCAAAGGGGTTGACGGCGACTAGATCCTGACGCTGAGCCCACGAGAAGAAGACCTTGGCGTTGCGGATGTGCTTGGCGACGGTTGCCGGCCCCACCTTGGTCCCCATCTCCTTCCGCCAGTCCATCGCCATGGTCCTGGTGAACCTGTCGAGCCTGAGCCCCTCGCCAGCAAACTCAACGAGGAGCCGGATTGTCTGCTGGTGAAGCACGCGGGTGAGGTCGCTGATGTCGTCCCGCTGCTCGAAGTACGAATCACGCCACTGGCCGAGCGTTGGGGCGCGGCCGCGGTCCTTCGCACCCGGGTCGATGATCATCTTGGCCTGGATCTCACGGCACGCGCGCAGTGCCGCCGCCCGGCTCATCGACTCGATGGGCCCCAACGATTTGGCTCGCCGCCGGCGCGATGAGTCACGCCAGCGAGCGAGCCAATACTCGCCATTCTTGTGCAGTTGAACATCACTCATGGGCCTTCCCCTTCATCTCCGCAAGGGTCGCATCAGCGCGGCCTAGAGCCTCCGTGATGGCCTTGTCGATGGCGTAGGGCCGCGTCACGCGGTGGCCATGGATGAGTGAGAGCACTTCGGCCAGCCGCTTGGCCTTGTCGAGCGTGCCGAGTTCGATGAGCACGTTCAGTGTCACCTCTGTGCGTACCTTGGGCATATGATCTCCTGCCAGCGCGAGCTGGTCCCTGCCCCGAGAACCACCCTTGTCAGAGGGCTCGGGGCTTTCAACCTACAACGACGCCACACAGCGCCGATAGCGAAGCCTCGCCGGGCCTGGTGAGGCGCGGCGGGGTGAGGGTTAGGCCATGATCGCCCGCAACGCCGCGGCCGTCGCATCAGCGTGCTTGTTGCGTTCACCAGCAACCAGATACTTGAAATCGGGGTGGTAGTACGCCTCGGGCTTATTGCCATCTTTCTTGACGTGGCACAGAGTGCCCGACTTCACCGCATTGCCGTAGGCCGCGCGAATCGCGGCGGGTAGTCGCGTCGTCACAAGCACAACGCGACCCGCGCGAGCCACGTAAACATTGGCCTGCTCGACGGTCATCAAGCCCTTGCCCATCTGATCCTTCACGTAGTCGAGCGTGTTGGCGCGTTCTGTCGGGGTTTGCATCGTCCATCCCTTTCTGGGTGTCAGCCCACAACCATCGCCCCCAGCGCGGAATGCGAAGGGGTAGAAGCGAGGGTCAAAGCCTCGCCCGGGCTCGGTAGAGCTCGGGCGGGTGAGTGGTCTAGAGCATCGGGAGAGAGTCGATACGGCCGGGCGCGGACGAATCCTTCTCGATTGTGAAGCTCGGCGCGAGCCCTGGCCACGAAGTCGAGTAGCCGAGTCGGTTGGCCAAGCCCTCCACCTTGCGGCGCGCTGCGTCGGCGCGCCTCTCGGCAGCATCGCTGCCGGTGTTGGCCTCGCGCTCGCCAGCATCGAACGCACGCTTCGTGAGCGTGATCAGATGAGCCAAGTGGAGAGGCGCGATATCGTGATTCTTGGCGAAGTTGGCGAAGTGAACGGCATCCTGCAGGGTCTTGGAAAGTCGCATCGTGGTCCCTTTCATTGGGTGTCAGCCCACGGCGGCCGCGCCCTGCGCGAATAGCGAAGGGGAAAGCGCGACCGCCAAAACTACCCCGAACCGTGTCCGGTTCGGGGGAGATAGATCATCCAACAAGCTCGCCGCACTCCACAGCCTGGAGCATCGCGCGGCCGTTGTTTTTGACGCGCTGCGCGAGTTTGACGTAGGCATCGGGTGAGGCTCCCCCAAGCCCCTCAGACTCGGCGATTGTGCGAACCCGATCCGCGAATACCTTGGCTAGACCCTGGTTGGTGAGTCGGATCGGCACGCAGCGAGAGAGCAAGGGGCCCGCGTCGATATCGTCATCGAAGAGAGCCGCCTCTCCGTCTTTGGTAGTGGTGAAGACGACGATGCAGCGAGGGGAGAGGCGCTCGAGGATCCCCAGCATGGTTCGGACGGACGGCCGTCGCATGCCGTGAGCTTCGTTGACGATCCACGCGCGGCCGCCCTTGCCCCAAGCAGTGAGGCTCATCGCGCGATCCATATCGGCGAGCTCGGTGGCGTTCACTTGATCGCCCGCGTCGTATTCCTGAATGAAGAATGGATCGGCGACTTCGCGAGCGAGGATCCTCGCGATAGTGGTCTTCCCAGTGCCACTCGCGCCACTCACCCAAAACGCTTTCCCACCGATGCCACGAGCGAGCATCAGGCGGAGCTTGGCCACGGCCGCATCCTGGCCAACCACTTCATCCAGCGTGGTTGGGCGGTACTTCTCGGTGAGAGGGATCACGCGACACCCCCAATCTTGCGCGGCACGAAGACGTAGTCGATGGAGGTCCCGCAGGGCCATACCTCGCGAGTCTTCATGGTCCATCCTCCCTTGAGGTCCGGACCCTGACGGCGCTTGGCAGCCTTGACAATCTGCGCGGGAGTCGGTTCGGGCAGGATTGGATATGAAGGATCGTCCTTGCGGATGCCATGCCCAAGGTCTACCCGCACGTACATGCCCTCATGGTCCGGGCAGAATGCCACTACACGGGCGTGCACTCCATACCCTGTGACAGCATCGTCTTGGTCCAGAATGGTCCGGTTGAGGTGCCCACGTCGTCCGTGATCGTGCTTCAAAGTGCACCCCCATCCTGCACGATGCGTACCTCAGCGCCCCGATACTCAGGGAAGTTGAGGTATTCGCCAACGATGGCAGCGACGGTGGAGGGATCGGCAGCGCGGCCGATCCAATGCGATTCGCCCTGGACAATGAACCAAACGCAGTAGATCATGGAAAGCTCCCTGTGAAAGCTCGTGTCAGCGAGCAAGCCTCACCCATCCAGTTTCCTGGGTGGGTGGGTGAGTCGATTAGTTGACCATGGCCGCCGCAACCGACCAAGCTCGCTCGGTGAGCTCGGCGCCAGCGCCACCCGGGAGATTGGAGTAGGCGCGGCGCTCGCGATTCTGACGCTCGCCGCGGATTGGCATCCGATGCTGGGCCCAGTTGGTGACGGAGTTGAGAGCGAGCCAGGCGTTGGGCCCATCGGCCGATCCAGCATCCCGCGCGTCGAGCTCCCTCAGGAAAGTACCCGCCCAATCGCGACGGATGGCCATGATCCTCTGAGTCTCTTCCTGTACTTCGCGAATCTGAGCGATGGTCGCGCCAGCATCGGCCGCGGCCGGCGTTGGCATGATCTGGGAGTAGAAGTCGCGCAGCTCCCCACCCTTGTGGTCGATTCGGCGAGCCATGAGGCGCAGGATCGTCTCGGTGCCCGTCTCTTGGCTTGCCTGGATATCCCTTTGCATCCGACCGAGCATCTTCACCCGATCGGCGCCCGATGCAGTGTGACGGATGCGAATCGACGTCTGGCGGCCGATGGGAAGGAAGAGCCCGTTCGAACATACCTTGCGCCAAACACCCGCGGATGCGGTGAGGGGAGCGCGGCCGGTGTTGTTGGTGCGAACGGTGACGACGCGCCTCAGCACGTCCGATCCGACCTTGCTTTCCTCTCCCTTGTGCTCAATCACGACATCGGCGCCACCAGTAAGGACCTGGACGCGGGCCGATCCCAAGCCAAGCCCGTCGGCGAGCGAGTGAGCGAGCTCGATCGCGTCGGCCGACTGGATGGGGACGTAGCGCGAACCAACGCAAGCGAGCGCGACGCCCGTATCCTCGCGAATGACGGCGCGAGCGTTGGGGACATCTGCGCCACTCACCGAGCGTACGGGCTCGGTGCGCAGCGCGAAGCGAGCGAGCGCGTAGGGATCGGTCGTGACGGACGAGGGAGCGAACGAGCGAGAAATGAGCGTATCGAGCATTGCTGGTCCCTTTCTATGGGCTTTCGTAGCCCTTTGGTTGGCCAGCGTGTCAGCACTGGCACCACAGAGTACCACAATCGGCTACATCCGTCAACTAGATTCATAGAATATCTGTAGAGATTGTCAAAATAGCTGGGGGAGCGAGTGGGTGAGTGGCTCATCTATAGATAGAGAGTGAGCCAAGCTCGAGCACTACCAGGTAGTGAGCCACTCGAGCGAGCCACCATGGTGGTGGGTGGTGAGTGAGCGAGTGGGTGAGTAGGTAGGTGAGAGAGCAAGCGAGCGAGGCGAGCGGTGCGTCGTCCGATGCGCTTGCGTGAGCCTTTCCCACCCCTTTCGCTACCCTTTGCGTGCACTGTGCCAGCGATTGGCACAGGTGCGAGGCTCACGTGAGCGTAAGTCGTGTGCGTTGGGTGGCTTACCATCGTCTGGCGTAGCCTCGCGTCCGTCAGTTGACCCCCCCCAGGGGGGTAGTCGCGTGGACGTTCGATGTCGACGACCCCCTCGTCAGTTCCCGGCACAACATTTTGGCCACTCTCCCCGTCAGCCCCTTCGAGGTAGTTTTGCCCAAACTACCTTTCACTACCTTTGCATGGTCAACCTCCCCTCGACGGCTTTCACCGTGAGGGGTCGCTCGGTCGTGTCATTGGATGTCGTGTGGACATCGACCGTGTAGGTCAAGTCGAGAAAAGCGAGGCTGCGTGAGCGTGGCCCTGACGGGCCACCGTCTTCTCCGCTTCTCCGCTGCGCTGCGCGAGCTGCGAAGACGGTTTTATCTTACGCCAAGGTAGCCCCTGCGGGATGGGAGTCAAGAATGTGTAGTTTTGTGAACCTCTCCTGCTCTAAAAACGCGGCACTTTTTTTGGAAATCTGGAAGATTTTGGTTTTGGGCCAAAAACTCGCTCAAAATTTAGGTACCGTACAGAAGGCTTCTGATAGGACAGCGTACTTATTCTGTAAGGACGTAGGTTTACACTTTGTCTGGATATGGTCTGGGTGCTAGACGGTAGGGGGGGCTTATGGCAATGTTGCCATAAGCCCGGCAAAAACCCTGAGTTGCGGCCTCAATGCAACCGGATTCGGTTGCATTTGCCAAAGCAACCAGATTTGGTTGCTCTACTCCTCATCCTCTTCCTCTGCTTCGTGGTCGCACAGCTCTGATCCTGCACGCAGCAAGGCGGCCTGGATGTCTGTCTCGCTGCCGTGGAGGGCACGCAGGTCCATGACGGTGGTGCCGCGGGAGAGGCGGACTAGCAGGACCACGCAGCCGAAGTGCTCGGAGAGGATCGACATGGCGTGTGCGACGGGGTCGAGGAACGGGGCACACGCCTCGCCGGCGTCCTTCTTCCGCCGGACCTTGGGCTTCTCGGGGTCGGGCGGCGTGGGCGTGTCTGTGGCGGCGGTGGTCATGGGTGCACCTCAACTGGTAAACAATGCTTTCACGTTGCCCGGATCACGTCGCAGTGGATCATGGTCTTGTTGTCACCCGATGAGGCGGTGAACTTGAGCCACCACGCGCCAAGAGGCTTGGGTGGGTGGCCCTTCTCGACGGCAAAGCCCCCCTCGCCGATCCCGTACTCGTCCTTGTAGGTGGGGCACTTGATGCCGATGCAAGGCCGCCGCTCGATCTCGCCAAGGTCGGTGAGTCGCAGGCGGGTGTATTCCATCTGCCATGCGTCGTGGGTGTGGCCCGAGAGGACGAAGTCGGCGTTTTCGACGTAGGTCATCTGGCGGTGGAGCTGGATGGTGTCCTTGGTCACGGGGCCGCCGCCGGCGTAGCCGTGGGTGTACCAGAGCTTCTTGGTGATCCGGCGGCCCTGGTAGTCGAAGGCGAAGGCGATCCAGCCCGTGTAGCCGCCGGCGATGATCTCTGAGCCTGTGAGGGTGTTGAGCCGCTCGGCGAGGTGGGCGGTCAGGTTGAACTCGTGATTCTTGTAGACGGCCGTCTCGTGGTTGCCCTGGCCCATGAGGATGAAGTTGTGGGCGAATGGGCGGTAGTAGTCCGCGGCGGTGCGGTAGAGGGAGGCGATGTACTCACCCTCGCAGTGCTCGGGGCGGATGCTCCGCTTGTCGCTGCGCTTGTCGTACTTGCCCTGCATGGCACAGAAGAGGTCGCCAGCGTCGATGATGCCCGCCCGGCGGTCAAGGGCTTGTTCGAGGTGCTTGTATTCGAGGTCTCGGTGGCATTTGGGGTTGTCCCAGTGGACGTCGGAGCGAAGCAGGAACCACTGCTCCCAGTTGACGACGCTGTCGATGGGGACTTCGACGCGGATGGCGCCCGGCGATGTCTGCCGGAACTTGAACGGCACAGTCTTCGTGGCTGGCATTGAAGTCTCCGGCGGACCTTGACTTGTTGGAAGGAGCCAAATCTGTCACTTTCGGGTGAATCCGCGATGGTGGATGACGGTGTCTGAGGAGTCCATGAGGCCGCATTCGCGGGCGAAGGCCAGCGACTCTTGGAGGAGTTCGTCGGCCTCTTGGCGGCGGCGGATCTCACGCGGGTCGCTGGCGAGGTCTTGCTGGAAGGCCTTGACCAAGCCGGCGAGGGCATCGAGTTCGTCGTCGTGCTTGAGGCACTTGGGCTGGCGGGTGATGCGGGTGATCTGGTGCTGCAGGTCGGTGTTCGCCGCTACCGCCCGGTCGAAGCAGACGCGGTGGTTGCCGAGCACGGGCTCGAGCGTGTCGATGATCCTCAGTTCCTTCTGGCCCGTGGCGTTGACGCTCTCGACGCTGCAGGCCCACCCGTCGGGAGTGGTTGGGTCGTCGCCGGCCTTGACGAAGAGGGACTGGACGACGGGCTCTAGGAGCTGCTGGAACATGCCGCGTCCGAAGTTGTCCTCGATGATGAGGCGGTTGATGCGGAAGCGTGCGGCGGCGAGGGCGAGCTCTTGCATGGCTTCGGCGGTGGAGCCGCCTGGGTAGCCCTTGACGTGGCGGACGTAGATGGTGGCGTTGATGAGGCTGCCGATGGCGACGCCCGTGTTGTCGGCGCCGCGGCCGGATGGGTCCACGAACATGATCGTGGGGCCGTAGGGGACGTAGTCGCGGTCGATAAAGACGGGCCTGTGGAAGCGGTCGGTGCCGAACCCAAGGCTGGGGATGTCGGTGATGGCCGTGGAGCCGTTGGCGTCGCTCTTGCCCCACGTCAGGCTTGCGGGGGCCTTGCGGGGATCGAGGTCAAGGACCATGATGTCGGAGAGCCTGAGCGGGTAGCGGTTGACCTCGCCCATGTTCTTGACGAGCATGCACTGCATGCCGAAGGAGCGGGCGCCCTCGGCCTCGAGGTCGGCGATGGCGACGCGGTCGAAGCGGTGGGCAAAGACGATGTCGCCGGGCTTCTTCTCGCCGCGGTCAAGGCGTCCTTGAATGAGCGGGGCGAGGTTCAGGATGTCCTGGTCGCGGCGTGGGTAGAGGATGGGCCAGGAGCGGAAGAGGTAGCCACGTTCGGCGAGCTTGAGGTAGAGGCTCTCCTCGTGGTGGTAGGTGCCGATGTAGACGATCTCGGTGGGGTCGGTGGAGGTCTTCTCCTCGGGCGTGTCGGTGGGGAGCTCGCCGTAGAGGATGAACTTGAACTCTTTGACGGCCTCGTCCAGCTTCGTGCGGGCGTCGAAGGTCTCGGTGTTGGATGGGGTCTCGACGTCGTCGGGGATGATCGTGTGGGCACGGTTGCCGGGGAGCTGGCCGTCGATGCCCATCGCGGTGACGCTGGCCTGACGGTTCGGGGAGGCTGGCCCCACGTCGAACATGTCGCGGTTGTCACGCTGGCTGGGCCCGGGGCGAAGGTGCTGGAGGAACCAGATCGTGTCGATCCAGTCGCGCAGGAGCTTGACGGTCTTCTTGGCCTCGCCCTGCGACTTACTGACGATCAGGATCCGGCGGTCGGCGTCGCGGAAGAGTCGCCAGAGGGCGAGGATGGCGGTGCCGAAGTGGGTCTTGCCGATCTTGCGGGGTGCGAGGACGCCGCGGAACTTGTTGGGGAGGGCCACGCCGGCGGCGAAGCGGATGATGTCCTTCTCTTCGTCGCCGAGCGGGGCGTAGCGGTTGAGGTTGCGGTCCTGCCAGATTTGCTCGGCGAAGAAGACCGGATCATCGCGCAGTCGCTTGATCAGGTCGGCGGCTTGGCTCATGTGTGACAGGGTGGTTTAGGCGGTCGCTGCGTCGTCGTCGCGGGTGTTGACGGGTGGGAGTTGGATGGCCTTGCCTGCGAACTTCATGCGGCTCTCGGCCTTCTTGATCAGGTCGGCTGTGCTGGAGCCCTCGACGGCGAGGCCACCGAGCTTGAGGTCCTTCACGCGCTGGCGGATCACGTTGAGCATGGCGGCGGTCAGGTCGATCATCTCGACCTTCGCGTTGCCCTCCTCGTCGGTCACTTGGATGCGGATGCCGCCCTGTTTCAAGAGCTTGTAGAGGTAGCCGTCCAGAAGCTCGGCGGTGTCGCTCCTGAGCGATTCGAGGCTGCCGTGGTCTTCGTCGTGCTGGTCACTCATCGCTGAAAGCCCTTCTCGCTGCGCTTGGGCAAGCGGGTCTGGATGGCATCGAGGCCGTTTCGGATGCCGGTGAGGTTCTGGAAGGGGAGGATGCTGCGAAGGGACCGCATGTCCTCTTGGCTAAAGGAGTAGTCGGACTCAAGGGGAGCCCTGAGCATCCGCGCGGCGTTCTTGCCTTCCCAGAAGGCGGTGAGGGTGGGGTTGCCGAAGAGGGGGTCACTCTCGATGCCGCTGGTGCGGGCGAAGGAGAAGACGGGGTCGTAGCCCATCCACGAGAGGGGGGTGTCGACGGCCATGGGGATGATGCTGGAGAAGCCGCCGCGGGCGAAGGCGGCTTTGCCGACCTTCTCCCAGCTGAGCATGTTCTTTCGGTACTTCTCGGCGTCCTTGCGGCCGACCGAGTTGATCGACGTCATGGCCATGTAGGAGAGGCCGCCAAAGAACATCGGGATCGTCGCCGCGGCGAAGGCCCTGCCGTCTGCCTGCTGTGCGTTGAAGAGGAGCTGCTTCTCCCACGCACCGACGGCGAAGGATCGGAACTGAACCAGCGTGCGGCCGGCGTCGGTGGTCATCCACGGGGCCATCTGGCCGATGTCGTTCTGCTGCACCACGCGGCGGGACCACTTGTCCACGGCGACGACGAAGGCGGCGAAGGCCTCGCGGTCGGTCCACTTGCTCTCGTTGATCGCCTTGACGCGGCGGCCCAACAAACCGTCGACGGTCTCGACGATGTTGGGGTTGCTGAGCTGGTTGATGATCCGCTGGCCCATCTTCTCGTCGAGCCCCATCGACGCGAGGCGTGCCGCACTGGGGAGCCTGCCGCTGCCAGCGATGTCGATCCAGGTGTTGACGGCGTTGGCGCCGGCCCACTTTTGGAGGATGATGTTGACGGGTGCGAGGCCCGAGAGGTCCGACAAAGTCCGCTTGCCGGTCTCAATCGCGCGGTCGACGCGGTTGAGGCCCGCGTACTCGGCGAAGGAGCCGGCGTCGTCGAACTTGCTGGTGACGGGGTTGAGGCGGCGGTCGAGGCCGAGCCCCCAGAGCTCTTCGAGCTCGTCTAGGAACCGAGGGGAGGCGGTGCCGTCGATCATCTGCTTGGCGATGTCGCGCAGCACGGGGATCGAGTTGACCATCGCCTTCATGGTGCTGTTGGCGAGCACGCTGCCCACGTCGGCGGCTTGAGCAAAGCCGAACTGGCCTGCGCGGACAAGGTAGTTGAGGCCGCGGGCGGACCTAAGCGTGTGGGCGAAGGCACCGTTCTTGCCAAGGGGGATGCCAAGCACGCTCTTCATGGCGGTGTCGAGGCGGTTCAGAATGAACGCCTGCCGCGCCTTGGAGACACCGTACTCGTCAAGCTCCTGCTCGGCACGCCGGAGGATCTCGGCGGTGGAGGTGATGATGTCGTCGGGTGCTCGGGCCGAGACTCGGAAGACCTCGGCCATTGCGCCGGCGCCGGCCATCTGGCGGGTGTAGTTGCGGCTGATCTCCATCGCGTCGTTTTCGAGGAGGTCGGTGATCGAGATGGTGATCGGCTTGCCGTCGGGCCCGTTGAAGGTGTAGCTGTGGGTTTCATCAAGGTCGAGGCGGAACTTCGCCCGGGCCATGGGCGAGTCGCCATCCTTGCGAAGCCCGACCCGCTTGAGCACGTCCTCGGCCTCGTCGGCGCCGAGCCCCGCGTTGATCATCCCCTGCTTGAGCACGTCGGCCTTGTCAGAGGAGAGCATGAGGGACTTGTCGAGGTCGCTGAGGTTCTGCTGTTTGAGGATGTTGTCGAGGTAGCCCTTGGCGATGCGGACGGCGTCGCGTGCGGAGAGGGTGGAGTTGGCCCCGCGCGTCTTGTAAATCGACTCGGCGATCAGCCGCTGGACCTTCTTGATGCCCACACCCTTAGTGTTCATGACGCGGTTGATGCCGCCCTGATCGAAGACGCGCATGAGGTACTGGGGGTTCTCTTCGATGGTCTCAAAGCCCGCGATGCCCATACGCTTGCCGAACTCAAGCATCTCCTTGTTGAGTGCTCGGACGCGGTCGGCCGCGGCGTTGACGGCGGCGTCCTGCGTGTAGGTGCCGGGGGCGTGGCGGACGGCGATGCCGACCTCACGGCCGAAGTCGCGGCGCGCCTGCCATCCATACTCGCGCGAGAGGAGGTTGTACCCCTTGGCCTTGGCCCACGCCGAGAAGTTGCCGTCGTAGTCCTTGGTGAACATTCCGAACGAGGTCTTGAAGACGCGGCTGGCGGCCTCGCTGGCCGAGAAGGTGACGGGCGCGCCCTGGGCATCCAGAAGCACATTCTCAACCAATCGGTCGGCGGTAAGGCGGACGAAGGGTGACTCGCTCTGGATGCTCTGGCCAGCGATGCCCCAGCGAAGCCAGTCGAGGAACGTGCGGCCCTTGGCGCCGGCGTCTGCGTTCATCGCCGGGTCGAGGTTGAAGTCGGTAGCGAGGCGGCCTGCAGGGGCGTCGGGGACGCCGCGGGCGACGGTGTTGGGCGAGGCTGCACCCACGCCGCGAGAGGGGCCGTCGGCGGCCTTGAAGGCGTCGTCGAAGGTCTCGCCGGCTGGGGGGGTGTCGCTGGGTGGGGTGGGCGTCTCGGCCGCTCCTGTGGCCTTTGGAGCCTCGCCGGGAGGCAAGCCCTTGAGCCGGCGGCCTGCTGCCTCTGCCGTCTTGGCCTCGGCCGCCTCACGCTGGGCGAGGAGCCGCGTGTCCGGGGCCATGTCGGCCCACTCCACGTCGATGGGGTCGCTGTCGAGGGCGCCGGTGATGCGGCCCATGACCTTCTCACCCTTGGGCGTGAGGGGCAATCCCGCCCGCTTGGCGGCCTCTGCATCGGCGGCCAACTGGAGCCGCCTGCCTGCCTTCTGGAGCTCGCCGCCGCCAAGGATGGCACTGACGCCGCCACCGATGGCGAACGCCCCACCGACCGCCCACGCGATATCGGTGGCGTCCATTTCTGGATCACCCATGAGCCGAATCGACTCGACGGGTGCGGTGGCGGCTGCCGACACGAGCCCGCCGCGAAGGAGTCGCGCGAGTCGCGTTCCCTTGGAAGCGGCGGCAAAGGGGCCCGAAACGTACCCGGTGGCGACGTTGACGGGGTCGAGGACGTTGGCCGCGAAGGATGCGACCGCGCCGGTGTAGCCGTAGCTGGCGATGTTCTGTCGCGACTGGTTGAGGCTGACAAGCTCCTCGCGGATGCGGCCCGCGTGCTCAAGGCTGCGAGCCGAACCGAAGGCGTCCCAGTAATCCTCGGGGAGCCCCTCAGTGAGCATCTCAAGCATGGGCTTGTCGAGGCGGAAGTTTGGGTCGATGTCGGTGGGGTACTCGCGCGTGAGGTAGCGGCCGATGGAACCGAACCCGCCGGGCTTCTGGGTGACGATCTGAGCCACCGCGGCCAGGGGCGAGAGCGATGCCGCGCCGCCGATGAACTCGCTCTCCATGAGGTCGGAGATGAACGAGCGGCCCTCGCGTGCGTCGCGGGTGGCCTGCTCACGCTGGGCGGCTCGCTCACGCAGCATCGCCGGCGACGGGCGAGTGTCGGGCTCGACGGTGCCCGCATCGAAAATGGGGCGGCCGAGCGTGGAGGGGGTTTGGCTCATTTAGAATCGCTCCGATGCTCGGGGGTTGGACGAACGCGGGAGCGGCTGGGCGAGGAGCTGCTGCGCGGCCTTGACCTGCTGGGCGGGAGCGGCTCGCTTGGCGAGGATGCGGTTGAAGACGGCCTCTCTGCCCTCGATGGCCTGCCCACGCGCGAAGGCGTTGATGTCGGCCATGGTGTAGATGCCGTCGGTCGCCCAGTTCTCGACGGGCTGGCCGGTGGCGTTGTTGAAGAGGATGAAGGTGCCGCTGGTCTCGCCGGGTGCGATGGAGATGTCGTCGGAGTCGAGCCCCTCCTCCTCGCCGTGCTTGGCCGCGTAGACCTCGCTCATGGAGCGGGCGATGTCGGGGAAGTTCTCGGGCGCGTTGATGGGGCCAAGGTCGATGGCGTAGGCACCGTCGTTGGTGAGGGTGCCCGTGACCTTCTCGACGGCCTTCTCGATGGCAACGGCGGGATCGCCGACGACGCCGGTGGCGACGTAGAAGCGGGCCACACGGCGAACGGTCTGCTCGATCTCGCCGCGGTTGTTGACGCTGGCGAAGTCGCTCTCGTCCATGGCGTCCGCTACCGCGTTGCTGTTCACGCCAGAAGCGAATTGATCCTCGGTGAGCCCGCCCGCGGTGGCCTTCATCGCCATCATGATCGCCGCGGGACGCTGGCCGGGGGTGGCGTAGGTCTCGGCGAGATCGATGAGGTCGTAGTACATGCGGGCGTTGGTGTCGACGTGAGCTGCGGCGAGGCGTGGGTTGATGGTGTTGAGCCGCTTGTAGAGGTCGAACCCAGCCTCAAGGTTGGCGGGGATCGCGACGTTCTTGCCTTCGGTGGCCCGGAACGATGAGAGGCTGGCGAGGTAGCCCGCGTTCATCGTCTGGGTCCACGGGGCGTAGGTCTGACCATTGAGGCCAAGGAGCTCGGTCTGCCTCGCGAGCGTGCGACGGGCGGACGCCGCGGCCTCCTCGGGGGATGCGTCGCGCGGTGCCTCCTCGCGGGCGATGGCCTCCATACTGAGGCTGATCGCGGCCTCGCGAATCTGCTTGGCGGGGATGGTGAGGGTGGACCCATCCTCACGCTCGAAGGTGGCGTCCTCGATGGCGGCCACGCCGCCGCTCCATGCAGCGGTGCGGGCTGTGCTCGCGGCGGTGCGGAAAGCCTCGTCGGTCTTGGCCTTATCAAACGCGCGGATGGCGTCGCGGTTGGATCCCTCGACCGACTGGCGGCGACGGACGTCAAGCTCGTCAAGCTGCTGTTTGATGATCGTGGGGTCGATGGTCCCCTCACCCGCGCGGATCCGCTCTTCGATGAGGTCGAAGGGGGCGCTCTGGACGTAGAGGTTGGCGACGCCCTGGCGGTAGTCGTCGTTGACCTTGGCCTCTTGCTGGATCTTGGCCTGAGTGAGCATCGCGCTCGCACGAGCCCGCTCTTCGGGGAGTCGGTCGCCGATGATCTCCTGCATGGCCGCCACGCCCTGCTGGTTGCCCGCACGGGCGTGGATGAGCATGGCGTTCCCAGCGGTGGCCGCGAGGTATTCGGTCTCGCCGATGGTGGGGAACTGGGCCTTGGCGGACTGGAAGGCCTGCCGCGCGGCGGCTGGGTCGGTCTCGGCGGCGAGCGACTCGCCGACGTAGATCAGGTTCTCTTGCTGCATCCGGTCGCGGATCTTGGCCTCTTGCTGGGCCAGGGCGCCCGCGAGCGCGGGTTCCATGATGTCGCGGATCTGCTCGACGTAGGCGGGTGACTGGTTCTCAGTGAAGGGAATGAGGAGCCGCTCGATGGCACCCTCGGTGTCCTCACCTTCGACGGGGACGATGATCTCCTCGGCGATGCGACGCTGGAGGTCGGGGAGCTTGGTGCGGGCCGCGCGGCTGGCGAGGCCGCGGTCGATGGTCTGGGCCTCGCGGTCGAGCCGGTCCTGCTCGGCAAGCTGCACGCGGCGTGCCTGCTCGCGGCGGCGAAGCTCATCGACTTCCATCTCGGTGTACTGCCGCGCGATGAGGGCACCACCCGAGAGGGCCTCGCTCAGTGCCGCGATGGTCTGGGCGTCGCCACTCACGGGCGGGGGTGTCACAAGGCCAGGGATCGCGAGCGACTGCTGCACGCCGATTCGAGCAACCACCGGCGCATTGTTGCTGGCGATTCCCGACTGCATTTGTGACATAAGTGTTCCTGATGCAAAGACTTGTGGGCAACCGACAGGCTTATGGCAAACTTGCCATAAGCCGGGTCCAAAACCCTAACAAGTGGGTCAAGCGAGCCGCGTGGCGTCAAAGTCGGGTGAGAACGACGGGAGGCCACCCGAGCCGCCGACGGTGGTTGCGGGGGCACCGATGTCGGCCGGCGACGCGCCCTCGAGTCCACTGAGGCCGCTCTGGATTGAGAGGCCCGTGCTGAATCCCGAGATGCCGCCCTGCAGACTGGAGAGAAGGGCGTTCTGGCCGCGCGACTCGAGCGAGGCAAGGTCGGCGGTGAGGCCACTGTTGATGCGGAGTGTCTGGTTGTACTCGTTCTGGCGGATGATGGCGAGGTTGGTGGCCTCGTCGATCAACGCTTGGCGGTCGAAGTTGGCGTAGGAGCCGGTGAAGTCAACGCCGCTCTCGGCCGCCGCGGTGCGGAGCCTGCCGCGCACGCGGCCCGACTCCTGCTGGGTCTTCTTGATATCGAGCATGGTGGCGTCGCCGAGCTGCTTGCGTGTGACCTCGGCGTTCTTCGCCGCCGCGTCCATCGACTTCTTGACGGCCCGGTTCTGCTGCACCGCACCTGCCGCACTCGTGGCGGCGCCCGCGACGGCAAGGGCAATCGGGATCTCGAATCCACTCATCGGGTGGCCTCCACGATCTCGACCTCGTACTCAAGGCCAAGGATGGTGCACGGCCTGCATGTGCTGTTGAAGACGGCGAGGATCAGCGATTCGCTGTTCCAGTGAACGCCGGTGCGTTGCACGCCAACCTCGGCGAACCCGTAGGGCTCTTGGCCGAGCTGCTTGCGGAACGACTCGACGAACGATGCTTCGGCGGCACGGTCCACGAAGAGGTCGTAGGCGACGGTGCGGCTGTGCTTGACGGTGATGTTCTTGACGATGAGGCGATGGTCGATCATCGCGAGCCCCTGCTCGTTGCGGGGGTAGGGCCGCGAGAGGTAGATGTCCATCTCAATCGGGCGACCGAAGATGCACTTGTCGGCAAAGTTGCCGGTCACTTCGCAGGTCGTGTCGGTCAGGATCGTCACATCGCGCACCGCGCCCGTCGCGACGTTGACCATCTTGAGCGGGCGGTAGGGGAAGGGGAAGGTGTAGGTGGTCTTGCCGGTGCCGGCCGAGTAGGTGCCCGTGGCGATGACCTTGTGGTCAAAGAAAACCGGGTGTGCCGTGGTTGGGTAGGCGGGCTCGTCGCCAAGGGCCATTTACATGCGCTCCCAGATTTCAACCATGAGCGTGGTTTCGTGGGCCTCGTCGTTCTCGATGAAGAGCGTGTGCGTCTCGGCGGGGTTGAGGCTGCCCACGAGCGTCCGCTGCGACTGGGGATGGAACTGGCCAAAGTTGACAAGCTCGCCGTCGGCGGTGGGCTCTGAGGAGTGCGTGTAAAGCTTGGTGCCGAAGGTGTCGGCACTCTGATCGTCGGAGTTGACGATAGAAGAGGAGACCTCGGTGCGGTTGGCGGTCTCGCCGGTGATGCCGCGACGGATCTCCAGCTTGGTGTGGAGGCCTGCGGCGTTGCCGCTGCGCGTCATAACCGTCATGGCGTAGGCGATGGCGGCGGTGGCCGGCGAGACGATTTGGATGGCCGTTCGCTTGGTGTCTGCGGGAAGTGTGCCGGCGCTGAGCACGCGGCGATAGCGTCCGAAAGGCATGAGAAGTCTCCTTGAAAGTCAGTCCTCTATCTGCACGCTACAGCAAGCCTTCCAAGGCCGCGATGGTGGCCTGCGTCGTGGCGATCTTCTCGTCGAGTGACGCGATAATCGCGGAGTCGCCTTGCAGCCATGCGTTTTCACGCTGCCGCGACAGCGTGGCGAGCTTGTTTCGAGCCAGATCCAGCAGTTCTTGGATGGTCATGGTTTCACCATTGGTAGTTTACCAGAACAGCAAACACCTGAAGCATTCTGAGAACGATGCACGATTGAGCCAGAGGTACTTGAGCCCGTCCTTCGTGGTGAAGACTTCCATGCGGTTGCCGATGATGGCAGTCGGAGCGGCGTAGGGGTACATGCTCGCACCGTTGATCTTGCCGGTGACGACATCCAGCGAGTAGATTCGCTGCGTGGCGTCCTTGTGGAAGTAGATGCGATCCCCGCCGTCGTAGGCGGTCATGGTGCCGGTTGACAGCGTTTCGGACAGCGGCGCAGTGTTGACGACGCGGATGCGGTCGGTCGTCAGGTCCAGCCGCTCGAAGCCGTAGGCACCGCCGCCGCGAGCGATCCACATATATTGGCCGCGAATGGCCGCGTTGCTCGTGCCGAAGGCCCAGTTCGCGTTGGTCCCGACGCCCTTGGCGTTGCCTTCCAGAATGGCGTACTGCGTCACGCCCGTCACGGGGAGCGTGATGGTGGCGACCGTCAGCGTGTTGGAGGTGTTCGACGCGATAATCACTTCGGCAAGACCGGCAGAGTTGAGCACTCGCACGCGGCGGCCCGCCCAAATGTTCACCGCCCACGATTTGCTGGTGTCCTGAATCGTCGTAGTGGACTGCGTGCCCGTCGCCACGCCGAAGTCCAGCGTGCCGAGGGCGTCGCCGCGAGCGATGCTGTAGCGGCTCACGCCGTTCGTTGGGGCCGTGACCGTCGCCGCGAACGTGAGCGTCGTGGCCGTGTTGCTCGTAATGCGAACCGCCTGACCAGCCGCGCTGCCCGACGATGCGGTGATCGCGGCGGTGTTCATGTAGACCAGCCGACCCGCGTGCTCGTTGGTTGTCCAGTTCTTTGTCAGGTCGGTCAGCGTGGTCGTGGACTGCGAGCCTGTCAGCGTGTTGCTCGCTGGCGTGCCCGCCATCGTGTAGGTGAACGTCGTCGCACTCGGAACCGTGGCGATGGCGACGTTGGTGACGTTGTAGTTTGCGTCGGTTGCGCCTCGCACCGTGACCAACTCGCCAACGCGGAACTGATGCGGGTGCGCGGTGGTGGCGGTTGCCGTGGTCGTGACGTTGGACAGTGAAGCAATGGCCACGGGCTGATGCCCGCCAACGGTGGCCGCTGCGTT